CGTGGATAGTGAGATTGATCTCATGAGCGTATTACCTGGGAGCACAGCAATCCCTGGAGAAGCTCCTCCAATTGGCAACGGTAATAATGGGGCCATAGCCCATGTAGCTAGTAATACTATATTCAATCATAGGAGCTCGAATGCAAACGTAATACCTGGCAATTCTAATGGAGTAATAACGGGGAAGGGTAACGTAGTTAATGAGGGCCTCAAGACCGTAGTGGTAACAGATAACAAGCTAATATCTGAGGATGGTATCTATACCGACAACCTAGTAGTTTACAACAGGTACAATGGCTTACCAGTATTGCCAGCATGCTATGCCTATACTGCTGTATTGTTTCAGGCGGGAGCTACTCCTCCAGTAGCTACTGAGCTAGTAAATACCTTTGGTCAAATCACCTGGAATTATTTAGGGGTAGGTCAATACCAGGCCACATTGGATGCATGGGATCTAGGTGCTATCCCACAGGACCGCATCACGGTAATGATAGGATCTAGCTATTTTGATGGGATATATAGTGCCATCTATGTGGCGGCTAATAACAGCATCTATGTAGATACTTCTCAGATAGGGGTAGGCTTCAGCGACAACTACCTAGCATATACAACAATTGAAATAAAATACTATCCATAATGAACCAAGTAGAAATACCTATAGTTATACAGGGCATTGGTGCCATGAGGGCAGAGCTTCGAGAATTAAAGGGAGCTATTGCCGAGGCTACTGATCCAGAACAAATGGCCGAACTCTCTGCCAGAGCAGGGGAGCTAAAGGATAAGATAAGTGATGCCAATGATGCGGCCAATGTGTTTGCATCGGGGAGTAAGTTTGAGCAGGTCAGTAATTCATTAGGAGGTATTAAGGACAGCCTCATGAGCCTTGACTTTGAAGAGGCAAACCAAAAGGCAAAGGTATTCAGTCAAGTGATCGGCAAGATTAACCCTGCTGAACTAGGTAAAAGTTTCAAGAGCTTCATGGGGGTTATTGGTACAATGGGCGGAGCGTTTGTAAAGCTAGGAGTAACCATACTAGCCAACCCTATATTTTTGCTAGTATCAGCCATTACCGCTATTGTGGTGGCTATTGGTTTATGGATGAACAAAATGGGAATGCTTCAGCCAGTACTGGATGGGATTAAGGCGGCCATTGGTGGCCTTATTGATGGTTTCTATTATTTGACCGATGCCATAGGAATAACTAGCCATGCTGAAGAGGAGCAAGCTAAGCAACAAGAGATACAAACTCAAAGCCAGATTGCTAACATCGACAGGCAGATTGAGGCTGAAGAGCGAAAGAAAGCGGCCATAACGAATGCTTTTAATTTACGGGATGGTCAATTCAAAAGAGATATTGAACTAGCCAAAGCCGAGGGTAAGAATACATACGAACTTGAGAAGCAAAGGATCATTGCATCCATTGCCTACCGCAAAAGAATGCTAGAGGAGAACAATGTAATTTTCAAGCAGATTGCTGCTAAGAAAACCCTCCTCCTAGCATCGATGGATGTTACTGGTAACGTGGCCACAGGTACCCAGGCACAGGTGGACCAATTGAAAAAAATCAATGAGCAGTTAGATAAGAATATCAAAGATAACCAGTCCTTAACTGAACAGATAAAGGATGGACAAAACGAGCTGAAGATACTAGATATCAATGAGCAAAAGAGGATAGCAGAAAGCAATAAGGCGGCGCAGAAAGCAAGTGAGGATAACGCTAAGAAAATAGCTGATAACAACAAGAGGATAGCTGATAACAATAAGAAAGCGGCCTCAGATGCTAAGGCTCAGCGAAAGCAAACCGTTTCAGATATCCAAACACAATACACTGAACAGCTCAAGCTAGAGGCTGAAGCTGTCAAGAATAGAACGGCATTAATTGCTGAAGGTACTGATAAGGAAAAAATGGTCAGAGAGCAGGCCTTCCAGGATTATAAGCAGAACTTCCTAGAGGAGAAAATGAAGGAGGAGAAGGCGGCCATTGATAATGAGTACATCACTAAGGGTGGAAGCATCCAGAATTACGAGAAAAAACTAGCACAGCTTAGGCTAGATGCTATGAGTAAGCTAACAGCTCAGGAGCTTCAGATATTGAAGGATGCAGAGACCTTAAAAAATAATGAGATACTAGCCATTAACCAAAAGGCTGCGGAGCAATTTGCGGAGAACCAGGTACGCATCAATGATTTAACCATTGAGGCAATGGCTGAAGGTGCGGAGAAAGAGGCCATAATGCAAAAGCAAAAGTATGATAAGCTAAGAGAGGAGGCCAAAAAAGATACTACCCTAACTGAAGAGCAACGTAGGCAGATCCTAGCTATCTATGATCAAATGGATGCTGAGGAAAGTAAAAAACGAAATGATGAAAGGCTCAAGGCTCAAAGTGATTTAGCCCTATCTTTGGAGGATGAAAAAACCAGAGCCATTGCTGAGGCAGAAGCTAAGTATCTACAGGACCAGGAGCTGGCAAAGGGTAACTATGAGCTACTGGAAAAATTAAAGAAAGACCACGAGGCTAAGATAAATGATATCACCAATAAGGCAGAAGTTGAAAGAATAGACAATGCACAAAAGGAAAGAGATGCCAGGCTACAATTGGCAGGGGATATTGCTGATGGTATTACAAACATTGCAAAAGGCCTAGTTAATGACCAGAAGAAACTAGAGAAATTCAATAAGGCAATGGCATTGGTTCAGATTGGTATCGATACAGGTTTAGCAATTAGTGCCCTTACTGCAGCATCACAAAAAAACCCAGCCAACGCAGTTACTTCAGGGGCGGCAGGTGTTGCACAGTTTGCCGCTGGTATTATTCAGATCGCCACAAACATAGCTAAGGCAAAACAGATCCTAACATCTGGAGGCTCACCATCCTCAAGTGGTGGAGGTGGAGGCTCATCTAATGGAGGAGGCAGTAGTGTTACTCAAGTAGTGCCACAATCGGCTCAGCTCTTTGGCTCAGCGAATACAGGTAATGTAATGAGTGCAGGAGGTGGAGCTGTTGAAACGGGAGGCATGACAGTTACGGCCATCGTATCTGAAACTCAAGTTACCAACGTGCAGAATAAGATTAATAAGATAAATAAAAACGCAGAATTATGATAAGTTTACAGAGCGTAATTAACAACGTAGTTAATTTCTATTCACAGCACAAACAGGTAAAGAAAGTAGGTACTGATTTCAGAGAGCAGATATTTAACTTCGCTACCCAGGATGAAAAGTACCCTATCATTTTTATCGTGCCAGATGCTGTTATCCCTACCGAAAATACCACAGAATTTACTCTGGATATTTTCTGCTATGATATAATTCAAAAGGACAGGGCTAATATCATAACCATCCTAAGTGATTGCCACCAGATCCTAAATGATTTGTACGTATATTATTTTTTCGGTCTTGACAGGAGCATGGATGTTATCGGGGTGCCTACCTTTACTCCATTGAATAATGATTTATTAGATTATGCAGCAGGATATCAGATGAGTATTACCTTTGCACTCAATGATTGGACAGATTGCGCTGTACCGATTTAAACAAATCGAAAGGATAAACTAATATAGGTATGACTCAGCCTAAATGGTGGGGGGACTGGAGACCTCAACTAGATCCACATACTGGAGATTTACAACCTACTGACCTAATAGAATGCACTCAGATAGTAGCAGGGCAACCTGTTAATACTGCCATCACAGGACAGCAGATAATTAATGGAGCTTCAGTAGGTATCAAATATTACCTTCAATATCAAGATGATATTACTCAATTCTTAGCTGCTCCTAATGTGGGACAATATGTATTATTTAGAAGCATGGATTATACCAATGGTATCAGCATGGTGTTGGATAGTCAAATTACCTTCGCATATGATGGTATATATAACATTCAGTTTAGTTTGCAATTTCAAAATTCTGATGTTAAGGAGCATGATGTTACTGTATGGTTACGCAAAAATGGTCTAGATTTACAGAATAGTGCTAGATTTAATGCGGTAGTTTCATCACATGGAGGTGGCCCTGGCCATGTTATTATGGCCTGGAATTATCTAATAAATGTAGTGGCTGGTGATTATTATGAATTAATGTGGAGTGCAACTGATATTGCTGTAAGTATGCAATATTACCCAGCAGGTAATCCTCCTCCATCCACAGCATCAGCCATTGTAACAGTAACATAATAACTATGCCTAGATACGCAAAAAACGGAGTATTTAACATCCTTTATCCTACCAGGAGAAGGATGGCCACAATCTTAAAAAGGATTATTCGGCAGAATGGATTAGTAGATACCCGTACTCTGGAGGATAGCGTGAGAATAAACGCACAAATAACAGGCTTCAGTACCCTAGAAATTGAGATAGTAGCCATGTATTATTTTATCTTTCTCAATAATGGGGCGTTTCTATGGAATGGAGGGGTAATACCTCCGTATAATTTGGTCAGACAATTTACCGATGAGCTAACAAGTGCAGGAATCATAACAGAAATATACAGCCAATATACTGAATGGCTCACAAAAAATTACCCTATCCTAGAGATTGTGCCTATCTTAGAAGAGGAGCAAAGTATTGTATATAACTTCTATGCACTAGATGCACCGCCTGATTTCACTCCAGGGTTTCCGCTAGATGTTTAACTCTTTTTTCATGCCGATCATATTAAAGACAAAGATCAGTTTTAGTTTTCCTAGCTTCTCAGCTTTGGTTAAATCACCGTTGCATAGGTTATAGATCATTTGTTCCCATGACCATTTAGAGGCTTTCTTCTCAGCCTCGATTTCATCGAGCTCCTCCTTTGTTAGTTTAGCTTTCTCCTCCTCACTAATCTCAGTATCATCTACATCACCAAATAGATTTCTATAGGTTTCGTAAAAATGTTTTCTAAACTTTATAAACTCATTAATGATGCCATATATGTAGGTGATGGGAAGGTCAAGAAACTGCTCCGCTCTATTGCTCAGGTCAAAATCATACGGCTCCATTACCTCCTCCTCCCATTCATTCAGGCGTACTTTCCTGTACATGATAGCACATATCTTATCTAGGTTATCGATATAGTTGCTAGTGAATAAGTGCTCCAGGTCAATCCATTCGTAAAGCTCTAATTTTCCAAACGGCTTGAGCTTCATTCCTAGCACCTCATCCTGGTATCTATTGGGTGGCTGATGGCTGTACCAATTGACCTCTTTTATCAATGCATTGAGCTCATCAATTTCGAGCTCCTCAATGACCTCAATATTAACATCGGCTAAAATAGAAAGGGCCTCACTATTGTAGTGGTAGGCCCCTTGCGTTTTATCAATTTTACTGATCTCGATGAACTGCTCAAGCGTTACTTGGCTCCAGCTCTGGGGTAGCTTCAGCATTTTTAAATTGTTGGTTAACTTTATTGGCTATGTACATCACATAAGGGATAGATATATCCGCTGTCATTTTGCAAATGAATTTAGCTTTGTGTTTAATGTGGGCCTCTGCGTAGTGTTCAGCAGGGGTTAGATCCTCACGTTTAAACATCACGGCCATCATTTGGCTGATGTAGTTTTTCGGCTTATCTATTGCCAGCTTCTCGATGTGCTTAGTATCCCTTACGGTTAACTTCATCTGAGCCGTATAGGTGTAACCATCTATCTCGATAGTATCAATGGTAGGATAGTCAATGTTTTTATCCAGGCTATTGAAGGCCTTTACCATCTCGATAAAATCACTAATATCCACATCCCAAAAATCCTTCTCAGGGATTCCTAGATATTCAAAGATCTTCAGGTGCTTATCTACAGCATCCAGGTCCTTATTATTATTGATCTCTGTGATCATTTCGAACTGCTCAATGGTGAGCTCTTTCATTTGGTTTGGGATCTCTTTCCCTAGGATTGTAATCATAATTTTTTTTTAACAAATATAAGAAAATTCTAATATAGGTAAATGGCAGAAAAAAATATCCCTACTTATAAGATCACAATAGACCCAGCCTATGCTGAGAATGGTGAGGATCTAGGAATTGAGCAGATAGCATTCACGGCAAACCCTGCCATTAAGGTAAAAGGGATGGCCTTCTCAAGTGAAGCTAAGCCAATGTTTTTTTCAGATGAACTTAAATACCGCATCACGGCCCCTGCATTAATACCGATGGATATCTATCGTTATGATGATGACGCCAAACAGGAGTATTTTGTGCAGTTTACCAAAGAGGAAATCGAGAACATCCACGGCAAATTCATGAGGGATATGGTCAATCGAGACCTATTTAACCTAGAGCATGATACTGATAAGACAGTACCTGCCTATGTGCTTGAGGCCTGGATAGTTGAGAACCCAAAGAAGGATAAAGCATACAGCTCTTTTGGTATCGAGGTGCCAGAAGGTACATTGATGGTAACGGCACAGGTAACGGATAAGGAATATTATGCAGAGCTAGTAAGTGAGGAGCAGATAGGCTTCTCAATTGAAGGTTATCTGGGCATGAAGTTAAGTGAGCAAACAAATAAAAACCAAATAAACATGAACAAGTTACCCGATGGCGAGCACCTAATCGAGGGTAAAATCTACGTCGTAAAAGACGGAGAGGTTATCGAGATTAAGGAAGTCGAAAAAGTAGAAGCCTCTGAAGAGGTAGCTCTTGAGGATACGGTAGTAGAGGAGGAAACCACAGTAGAAACTACTGAGGAGGAAACCATGGCTGTAGATCCTGAGCTAGATGCTGAGGCAGTATTAACAATTGTTAAGCCAGCTATTGAAGAGCAGGTTAATGCATTAGTAGCTATGATTGCTGATTTGCAAAATCAATTGGATCAAGCTCTAACTCCAGAAATGGAAGAGGAGGAAGTGGAGATGAGTGAGGCTGTAGCTCTTAGCGTACAGCAGAGATTTAGTAACGTAAATAAATTTATAAACAAATAACAAAATGAGAAAGTTAAAATTCGATTTGAACATCGACCCTACAGCCTTATTGGCTGCTAACCCTGAGGCATTCTACTCAAAGGCATATTTGTCTGAGGATACTGCTGATAACTACCGTGCCCTTCCAGGTGTAAAGTACAAAACTAAATTAGCCTCTGTTACTTTTGGTAACATCCTTCAGGCTTCTAGCTGTGCCTTTACCGCTCCAACTGATGACCTAGATGCCAAAGAAATTGACGTATGCGCTCTTTCTGCAATGGCTCAAATCTGCCAGTTTGACCTTGAGCAATCTTTCCTTTCTTTGCAAATGAGCAAAGGATCTAACGGAGATTTCTCTGTTGCTTCTTTCATGAGCTTTTACTGGTCTGAGATGGCTAACAAAATCAATGGAGATCTTGAGTCAATCCGTTGGCAAGGTGATACCCTTAGTGGTAACCCTACCTTAGCTCTTTGTGATGGTTACGAAAAATTATTAGGAGCTGTAGGTTCAGGTGTTATCCCTGGAGGAACTGGTGCTATTGCTAACTTTACAGCTCTTGAGGCTGCATTGTCTGCTGCATTTGCTTTGTTACCTGCTACTATTGCAACTAGAACTGCTGATCTACGTTTATATATGCCTACTCAATTGGTTAACATCTACCGATTAGGAGTGGCATCTGGTAACACCCAGGCATACATCACTCAGGATCTAGCATTGACATTCTTAGGTGTTAAGATTGTTGTTTGTCCAGGGATGAGCAACAATACTTTCGTATGGACTCTTAAGGATAACCTTATCTACGCATTCGATGCTGAAGGTGATAGCTCTGATCTTCGTGCTGTTAACTTGGCTGATACAGTTGCTGAGCCTTACATCCGAACTCGTGCAAACATGAAGGTAGGATTTAACTTTGTTAACCCTGCTGAGATTGTTTTCTATTCATAATTAATAACCGAGCCCTCAGCAATGGGGGCTCTTTAATACTTTAAATCATGCCTTGTTTAGTTCTTGAAGACATAGTAAAATCATGCGACAATAACTCTGGTGGTATTTATGGTATCTGGATTAACCAACAGGATGAGATTGCCTCAATCACTCCTACAGATCCTTCAGCAGGAGCTGGATGGTCAATCACAGGTATCACATTAGCTGGCGTTAACTTGTTCCAAAACTTCTACATTAGACGAAATACCTCCAACTTTACAGAGGAGAGTAATATCGATCTAGTGAATGGTAGCTCATTTGTTACCTCTACAATTAACCTAATGTTCCATCGAAGAGATGCTGCTAAATCTCGTGCCATTAAAATCTTAGGTGGTGGACAGCAGTACCTTACTGCCATCATTTTGGATGCCAATGGTATTTACTGGTACTTCCCTTACTTGCAAGTATCTGCAACAGGTGAAGGATCTGGTACATCTCGTGCGGATGGCTCTAAGTATTCGGTTACTTTGGTAGCTGAAAATGAGTACCTAGCATATGAGGTGAACATGTTACCTAATGATTTAGCTAACATCGGAGTACAATAATCAACTCCATATACATCTAAAGGCCCTCAGAAATGGGGGCTTTTTTTTAACATCTTATTAGGCATTCAATAATATAGGTATGATCTATCTAGAGCAAGGGGTGGTTAATCAAATCGTGTTGACCTTATCAGAGGTAACTACGGTGGCAAACCCTCATTATTTGTTTGTGTTTACGAATGAAATGAACACAACTAGCACCCCTCAATTGTTCACGGCACCTGATACAAGTGCCTACCCAGAAAGATACAATTTATTTAGCCTGGATGAACCTAATGATATATCATTAATCCAGGGCCAATTTACTTATCAGGTATACGAGAGTAATTTACCCTTTGTTTTACCCTTATCCATTGCCCAAACTACAGGGGTAGTTATTGAGGAGGGCAGGATGGTAGTAAGTGGTCCAGCAGGCAACTCAATATACGATTAATATGGCATGGTATAACGATATTTTCAAAAGCAAATCAAAAGGCCCCGAGGTAGTGGAAGGGTATCAATCATTTTCTACTCCATTCCTTCCCGTAGGCCGTGGCAATTTAACCCTACCGTATGTGAATGGTAGGTATGATACCAATAAGGAGGTACGTTTTGGTACGGATGGACTATACCCAGAGCTACTTAACCAGATGTATTACAGCTCACCTTTACATGGGGCCATTGTTGATTACAAAACAAATGCAGTAATTGGTGGAGGCTTTGCTTTGAGCACGGATAAAATGACAGCTCAGGAAAAACTAGAGCTCTATACCTTTGAGAAAAAAATCAATCTTAAGCACATTGTAAAGGCTACCACAAAACAGCTCATTCTACATAATCGGGTTTACTTTAAATTATGTTTTGATAAAAAACGGAAGCTAACTAAGATTGAAAACATCAGCCCTGAAAAAGTAAGGGTATCTAGGGATAGAAAGATGTACTATCTATGTGATGACTGGAGCACCCGTATTGATATACGAGAGATTAAACCCTACCACATCACCTGTACCGATGAATATCAGCTCTATTGCTATGAGATAAAATCGATGGGTCAGGATTACTATCCGCTACCTACCTATACAAGTGCTTTAA